GAAATACTATTATCTAGTCAACTTGATCTTTTTAAAGTGACAGAAGCTATAGTTAAAAAAATGTATAAGTCTAATTACTATAATGTTGAAGTTGGACACATTGAAGAGGGGTTATACAGATTAGCTTCTTATTATGCAATGCCAGATGACTATGCAATGGAACGTCCTGTTGAATATGGATTTGATGATAAAGGAAATCATAAAGTTACATTTTCTTTAGAGGTAAATTCATTCTTACCGTCATTCGATTATAATACAGAAAGACATATAGGTAATAGAATGTTTAGCATTGGGGGTGGAATTCCTTTACCAAACAATCAAAATCCAGCAATTGGTGAAGATTCATTTAGCGAAGCAACTACGACAACCGGCGGGGATTTAGTGGCCGGACTAACAACAAGAGTAACTACGGTAGAAGGTATTTCTGATGAACAACTTCCACCTGTCGGAGAAAACTACAGAGTTAAGTCTACACGACAGCCGTTTGATAAGAAGAATTATTTCGGCTGATATATAAAGAAAATCATAAAAATTAAAATAATGGCTAATTTAAAATCAAAAATATTCTCGCCAGTAGTAGGAGAAGGGAATATAGCTTTATTTCACACTTCGGGTACAAATTTTTTAATAGATGAATCTACTATTCAGCATGTTAATGGTGGATTAGACAGAACTTATGTTTCTTTAGTAGAAGCTATGTACTTATTTGATATTAACGAATCTGGAATAAAAGCATACTATGACCTTAAAAACAATACTTTTGTATCTCAAGCTGACGAAGATAGCATAAATAATTCACATAACTTATTTAGTTTAACTGAAATGAAAGAATTTTTGACAGAAAAGAAAAAGCAATTAAAGCTAGCGGGTCAAGAAGATAAAGTTATACTTGAAATTACAGAAGAAATTAATACAATAGATTTAAAACTAGAAGAGGCTAATTCTATGCCTATGGTTGCTAGTTTTACATTTGACGCAAATAAAAAGAAAACATACATAAATAAAACTGAAATCTTAGATGAAAATATAGCTGAACATATTTTTGCAACAGGACAAGTTGTGTATGAGCATAAGGGCATATTAAGTTTATTTGAAATAGCATCAAGAAATTTTAATGTATATCAGACTTTAGAGTTTGTTTCTGAAATAGTTGAAGGAAATGTAACTTATTCAGTTATGAGAAAAAACAGAGACTCATATGTGTATCGCTATAATACAGATACTAAATTAGCATCTTTAAAAAATATGGCAATTACAGAAACAATTGATTATATTTTAGAAAATACAGGAGAAGACATATCTTATATGTTTGAAGATATATTAGAAGCTGCAAAACAAAAAAGTCAACTTAAATCTAAAAAGGTTTCTAGCTTACATGAAATGATTGCGTTTTTAAAGGATAAAAGAGGTGATTTGGCAAATCAAAATAAAAATATTGAAGAGATTAAAGAGGCGGATCATATGATTAATCAAGAGATTAAAAGATTAGAAGAAGAAATTCAAATTATAGAGAAAGAGGATTTAAATAGAAATAGCGGCTATGTTCCAGGAACGTTAGAGGCTAATTTTGACGGATTAACAACCGGCACAGAAGTTATGGTCGATGCGTTAGCTTATGCATCAGCCGGAAGTGACGACCCAATTACTTTCTTTTTAGAAGATAAGCCATATAAAATAGAAAAAAGATTTATAGAGCTTGCTGTTGGTGAAACAGTTTAAGCTATAAACAATTTAATGTTAAAGGCCGGTTTTAAACAAATCGGCCTTTTTTCGTATAATGTTAAATGAAAATAACAATATTAACGTGCCTAGAAAAAAGAATTATTTAAACAATAGGGATTTATATGACGAGATAGTAAAATCAAAGGAACAGGAAAAGTTAACACCAAAGGCAGAAAAGATGTTAGTTATGATTGCAGAAAGAGCAATTAGAAAACTAAATTATTTAAATGAAGATGATCGACAAGATTGTCTTCAATTTGCTATTTTAGATCTTTTAAAGTACTGGAGAAATTTCAATCCACAATACCCTAACGCATTCGCTTATTTTACAGAAATTGCCAAGCGAGGTTATGCTAAAGGATGGAATAAAATTCATCCGCAAAAATATAAAGATACTCTTTCAATTGATAGATCTAATTCTACAGACGGGGAAGGGGGATTATTTAATATTTAATGTCTATTAAGAATGTCAAGCCTAATAAAAACTCTGGGTTTATACAAGGTTATTTTAACCCTAAGAACCCTGAAAAATATTCTGGTAAAACCCCTATTATTTATAGATCCTCTTGGGAAAGAAAGTTTATGATTATGTGTGATACTAAGGACGAGGTTTTGACATGGTCTAGTGAGCCAGTAGAAATTAAATATTGGTCAAGCTTAGATAATAAAGAACATAAATACTATCCTGATTTTTTTATGAGAGTCAAGAAAGGAGATGCTTATGAGGACTTTTTAGTTGAGATAAAGCCAGAAGCCCAAATTAAGAAGCCTGAACCCCCTAAAAAGAACTCTAAGAAAGCACTTAAATCGTATAAGTTTTTGGCCGAGCAATACATTAAGAATAGAGATAAGTATGCATACGCTAAAAAATGGGCAGAAGAAAGAGGGTGGAGATTCATAGTACTTACCGAAAATAGTATGAAATAATGGGCTACATTAAAAAGACTATAAAGGAATTAAGTAAAGAGGCTAAGGGTAAAAAATTAGCAAGAAGACAAGCTGAAGAATGGTTTGAAACTTCTAAAAAGAAAATGAATGAAAAATCAGTAGTTAGAACTGGTGGCAGGTTTTTACCGGGTAAAATCTATGTTTTTAGATATGAAGATCCTAAGTATAAAGATAAATTAGAATGGTGGGATATGAATCCCGTAGTCTTAGCCTTAAATTCTACGGACTCTAATGATATAGGTATAAATTTAAATCTTTTACCAATTGATATAAAAGAAGAGCTACTTGATTTTGTTTATGATAGATTAGAAGGCGCTATAAAAAATCAAAGCATGGGATCTAGATCAAATGATGCGTTTGCTCAAGGCGCAATTGCGCTAACGTATGACGGTGCTAAGGATTTTTTGTCAAGATTTGGTTTTGATTTTGCTATAAGAAGATACATACCAAATCGAAAATCTGCACAAGCTGTGGTATCTTATGAAAATTGGCCAAAAATTGCACTTTGTGATTTTGTAGACTTAAATGGAGCTACTATTGGGTCTATAAAGTGGAGGTTTAGAAACCACATAAAGAAAAAGAATATATAAAGTAACATAATAATATTTTAAAATGGCAGGATTTACAGATAGAAACGGTCCATTAAGTACAGGAAAAAGACCATTTAGGTTACGTGACTCTCTAAAGACGCTATCGTCTTTTGGTATGAGATATGATGATTTGGTTATTCGTCAATCTCAAGCTATAGGTCCTATGGAGGACTTATTTGGCTATGGGGAGATAAACCCAATGGGCGTTGATAATGATGATATCTATTCAGCATTTGCTGCCATGTCCTTAACGGACATGCAACTAAGAAAAAATATTCCTTTTTTCGATCAAGATTATCAAGCAAAAAGAGAGGAGCTTAGAGCTTTTTCTTTACATGATGAAATAGAAGATATACTTGATATTCTTTGTGATGAAACTATTGTCTATGATGAAAAAAACTTTTTTGCTAGGCCTGAAATTTTAGGAATGGAGGTTTCTGATCAGGTTGAAAAAGATTTAGTCAGATACTTTAATCAGATATATCATTATTTTGGTTTTAACCAAGATCAATCTGCATGGTATTTCTTTAGAAAGTTCTTGATAGATGGTTACTTGTCTTTTGAGATAGTTTATAATCCAGATCAAACGGAAGTTATAGGTTTTAAAGAAATAGATCCAACTACCCTAATTCCTGGCTATAATAATGACGATGGCAAGAAAGTTTGGGTTCAGTTTAAAGATGATCCGGTAAAAGAAAGAAAATTATATGATTCTCAAATTATATACTTATCGTATTCTTCTATTACTACTGCTTCTAGAGTTTCTTATGTTGAGCGCTTAATTAGAGCATTCAACCTGCTAAGAATTATGGAACATACTCGAGTTATTTGGGCTGTGACTAATGCTTCGTTTAGAATGAAGTTTATTATTCCAGTTGGGGGTAAGTCTAAGACTCGTGCTAAACAGTCGCTTGCTCAACTTATGAACTCATATAAAGAGACAGTTGACTTTGATTGGGAATCAGGCACCTTGGCTACCGACGGCAAGCCTATGCTTCAGTTTAATAAAGAATATTGGCTACCTTCTAAAGATGGAGATCAGCCAGAGATTGAGACTCTTGGTGGTGAGGGCCCAGACTTATCTGACACCGAGGCACTTAAGTACTTCTCAGATAAGTTAAAGCATGTTTCTAAAATACCTTATTCTAGATTCTTATACGAAGATGGAGGAGGAGACTTTAATCTTGCGGCTGATGGCATGATTAGAGATGAAATCAAATTTAGTAAGTTTGTTAATAGACTTCGCTCTGTATTCCAAGAGATTCTTGTTAAGCCCCTTTATATTCAAATGTGTTTAAAGTATCCTGAATTTGCTGATGATCCGCAGTTCAAGACTCAAGTTTCTATGAAATTTAATGAAGATAATGCATTTGCAGAATTAAAGACTATGGAAATTATGGAACGTAGACTTGACTTTATTAGTAGCATGAGAGATAGTTTAATGATAACTAACCAAGAAACTATGGAAGAAGAATATTACTTCGATATGGAATTCTTAGTCAAGCGCTACCTCAATTTAACACCAGACGATATTGCGGC